GCCTGGTGGATGGAACGACCGGGGTTGACAGGCAGTGACCATCACTCAGTGTGATGTGCGGGTGGGGGGTGTTTAAAAATGATCTTGGGGACGTTGAACGCGGGGGAGGTGTCTGCCACCTGCGCCCAGTTCAGACACCCGATTGAGACCCACGTCACATCACACGTTGCTACGGGAGGTGATCACCCATGCCCAAGGGAGGAGCGCGCGCCCGGTCTGGCCCTGCGCCAACATCTACGGAGCGTAGCCACAAGGCCAAAGCGCCGGATACCAACGGTTGGGTGACCCTGCCCGCTGAGGGGCGAGACGGACCCGAGCCAGCATTCCCGCTCGACATGGCCTCACCCCGTGAGCTGCAACTCTGGGCACGTCTGTGGGAGACCCCGCAGGCTGTCATGTGGGAGCAGCTACACCAAGACTTTGAAGTTGCCTCTTACGTTCGTCTGCTTGTCCGTGCTGAGTCTCCTCGCAGCTCCGCCATTGTGTGGGGTCAGGTCAAGCAGTTCGCCGAGTCGCTCGGTCTCAGCGTGTCCGGCATGGCGCGCAACAAGTGGACCATCGGCAAGGTGGACGCCGACGACGACGAGCAGACGACCCATTCCGCTGTATCGCCGGTTGCCTCGCTGACTGCCCGACTGAAGGCGGTTGCAGATGGCTGACGGTAAGGCCCTGGTCGTCACGCTTGCGTGGATCGAGGCACATGCCGTCATCCCCGATGGTTTCAGGCAGGGTGAACCGTTCGAGTTGCTGCCTTGGCAACTGAAGGTAGCCAGCAACTTCTATACGGTCCGCGCCGATGCGACGGTTGGCCAGCGGAGTACTGCGTTCGTCTTCCGACGTGCGCAGGTAATCATGTCTCAGAAGAGCGGGAAGGGGCCGTTCGCAGCCTCGATCGTGCTCGCTGAGGCCGCAGGCCCTACCGTGTTTGCTGGGTTCTCTGACGGCTCTCAGCGCTACCGGTGCCGGGACCATGGGTGCCCCTGCGGCTGGTCGTATGAGTACGCCGAGGGTGAGCCTATGGCCGTGCCTCAGCCAACTCCGCTGATTCAGCTACTGGCTACGTCGGAAGACCAGGTGGCAAACGTCTACCGGCCGCTTACCGCCATGGTGAAACACGGTTCGCTGGGCGCCATCATGAGCGTGCGCGAGGGGTTCATCAGGGTTGGCGATGAGGGCCGAATAGACGTTGTCACAAGCTCCGCGCAATCGCGACTCGGTAACCCCATCACGTTCGCCATTCAGGACGAGACAGGCACGTACACAGCGACCAACAAGATGATCAAAGTTGCTGAGACAATGCGCCGTGGTCTCGCTGGTATGTCCGGACGCTCGATGGAAACGACGAACGCTTACGACCCTTCAGAGGAGTCGACCGCTAAGCGGACGCATGAGAGCAAGGCTGAGGACGTTTACCGGTACTTCCCGCAAGCGCCCCTGAACCTGTCCTACAGGAACAAGCAGGAGCGCCGGAAGATTCACCGCGCTGTGTACTGCGATTGCCCGCACATCGACCTAGACGCGATTGAGGCTGAGGCCAGCGAGCTTGCCGAGACGGACCCTGCGCAGGCAGAGAGGTTCTTCGGTAACCGCATTGTGGCTGGTGCTGGTGCCTGGCTAGAGCACAACCTTTGGGAGGCTCGCGCCAACGGCTCACGCACTGTGGCGCCTAAGACTCCGGTTGTCCTGGGGTTCGACGGGTCTGACGTTGATGACTGGTCGTCGTTCCGCGCTGAGACGCTGGACGGTTTCCAGTTCACTCCCACCTATGGGCCGAACAAGCTACCGACCATTTGGAATCCCGCTGACTTTGGTGGGCAGGTGCCCCGGTTGGAAGTCTCGGCAGCGCTGGACGAGCTAATGCAGCGCTATGACGTCAAGCTTCTGTACGCCGACCCGCCCTATTGGGACTCCGAGGTTGACCAGTGGGCAGCGCAGTACGGTGACCGGGTCGTAATTAGCTGGTATACGCGCCGAGTTGTTCAGATGCACGCTGCTGCGGAGCGACTGAAGACGGACATTGCCAAGGCTGACACCCCGTTTTCGCATGACGGGTGCCCGATCACGTCGGGTCACATTCGAAATGCTCGCGCTGCTGCTCGTCCGCAGGGCCGGTATGTGCTGGCCAAGTCCAGCCAAGACCAAAAAATCGACGTTGCGGTTACTTCCATCCTCGCTCATGAGGCAGCGATGGACGCCGTAGCGGCTGGAATGACGGCGCCTAAGCGCAAGAACTACTACTACTCCGCATAAGGGCCCACCAGGAGGGGGCGAACATGGCCACAGAAGCTGAAGCGCTCCGCCTGGTGGACATCCTTGAGACCGAGCTGCGTAACCGGCGCTGGGAGATAGACCGTAATGAGGCGTACTACCGGGGCCGTCAGCCTCTAACGTTCGCCTCTGACCAGTTCCGCAAGTACCACGGTGACCGCTACAAGGACTTTGCCGATAACTGGGTACAGGTGGTGTCCGATGCGCCGGTTGAGCGTCTCACGGTCACTGGTGTCCAGCCGTCCGGCATGACTGAGGCTGATAAGGAGTCGTGGCGTGTCTGGCAGATGAATGCCCTTGACGCTGACTCGCAGCTTGGCTTTCTCGGGGCCGTGAACAGTGGCCGTAGCTTCGTGCTGGTGTGGGGTAACCCGGACGATCCGGAGACTCCAGAGGTCACGTTCGAGGATGCCTCGCAGTGCATTGTGATGTACGTCCCTGGTTCGCGTCGTAAGCGCCGTGCCGCGCTGAAGCGTTGGGAAGATGGCGGTTTTGATTACGCCACCCTGTATCTGCCGGACGAGGTTTGGAAGTTCCGTCGCGCGCATCTGTCGACCCCCAAAAAGTCGATGGTGATGCTTCAGGCTGACGACGAAATGGACGGGTGGGAGACGCGGGATATGGGCCATGAGCCCAACCCTCAGCCAAATCCCATGGGTTGTGTCCCGATGGTGGAGCTTCCCAATAAGCCCATGTTGGTCTCTGACCCGATCAGCGATGTTGGCGGCGTTGTGGCCATGCAGAACGCTGTAAACCTGCTGTGGGCGCAGCTCTTCACGGCGTCTGACTACGCGTCGTTCCCTCAGCGCATCGTGTTGGGTGCGGAACGGCCGGTTGTCCCTGTGCTGGACGATCAGGGGCAGATCATCGGTGAGCGTCCGGTGGACCTTGAACGGTTCGCTGTAGACCGTGTGGCGTTCTTCACGGGTGATGACGTCAAGATTGATGAGTGGACGGCCGCGAACCTTGAGGCGTACACGAACGTCATTGAAGTTGCGGTGGGGCATATCGCCGCTCAGACTCGCACGCCTGCGCATTACCTGATCGGGTCCATGACCAACATTTCGGGTGATGCGCTGCTAGCGGCTGAGACGGGCCTGATTAAGCGGGTCGAGGAAAAGCAGCTTTGGTTTGGTCAGGCACTGCGCGAGGTGTTCTCGCTGATCGCTCTGGCCCAGGGCAACGACGCTAAGTCTCGTGCGATCACGGGCGGTCGAGTGATTTGGGCAGACGCCGAGTCACGTTCTCAGACGCAGCTAGCGGATTCGCTGCTGAAGCTGAAGACGATCGGTTTCCCGTTCGAGTTTCTGGCACTGCGGTATGGGCTTACGCCTACCGAGGTAGCTGACCTACTCGCCATGAAGGAAAAGGAAATGATGTCGGACCCCATGGGGGCCCTTTCGAACATCATGAACGCGAACGGCGGTAACAATGTGGAGCCTGCGAGCCAGGAAGCACCAACGGGGCCGTGAAGCCCTAGCAGACGCTACCGCCCGAGCCGTTCTCGCTGAGTGGTCCAAGGTCGACCCCAACTCCGTTGCAGGGGACTGGGGTCGACTGCTGCCGAAGGTAACCGCAATGGTTCAGGCGGGGCAGATCAAATCAGCGGACATGACGAACGACTACATGCGGGAACTGATCGGCGAACTAGACGCCGAGGTAGACCCCCATCAGTTCGCGAGTCAGACCCCCGATGGACGCAACCTTATGGGTGTGCTCGCTCGGGCTATCCCTACCGCGCTATGGCGCCGTGACCAGGGTGACAACACGCGTACCGCAATGGCTCGCGCTGGTGCCTTCCTGAACATGGTGACCCGTACGGTAATCGCGGATACCGGTAGGCAGGCTGACCAGGCTTCTATGGTCGGCAATAAGCAGGTGACCAGCTATGTGCGCGTGGTGGAGCTTCCCGCGTGCTCTCGCTGCATCATCCTCGCTGGGCGCGAGTACAGCGTTTCTACCGGTTTTCAGCGCCATCCCAATTGTGACTGCACCATGGAGCCTGTTACCAAGCGCAAGGCTGGTTACACGCTCGATGCGCGGGACATGTACGACCGGATGAGCGCTGAGCAGCGACGCAGGGTGTTTGGCGAGGCTGGCAGTAAGGCCATTGATGATGGCGCCAACATCTACAGCGTGGTCAATGCGCGCAAGTCCATGGACAAGGTTGAGATGTTCGGCCGTACGGTGCAAGTCACCTACACAGGTACCGGGTCGCGCAAGAAAAAGCGCCCACCCCGGTTGATGCCTGAAGAGATTTACCGCCTTGCCGATGGCGACCGCAACCACGCTATCCGGTTGCTCTACAAAAACGGTTATCTCCGCTGAGCAACTCAGCGACCACATACGAACTTTCGTACCTGACTCGCGCGCAATGCGCATGGAGGCTTCAGCATGCCCGAAAACGAGACTGTCACTGACGAGACCGTGACCGATGAGACTGCCACTGGTGAGCAGCACGGCGCGGGAACCGAGGATGACAGCGAGCCGAATCCGGAAGGTGCCGAGAATCTCGGCGATGCCGGTAAAAAGGCGCTGGATTCCATGAAGGGCAAGTGGCGCGAGGAGCGTACGAAGCGGCAGGAGCTAGAGCAGCGACTCGCCGCACTGGAGAGCGCCCCTAAGGGCGAGAACGAGACTCCTGACGCCGATCAGATTAAGGCGCAGGCTACGCGGGAGGCCCTTTCTAAGGCCAATTCGCGAATCCTCAAGTCTGAGATTAAGGCTGCTGCGGCTGGCAAGTTTGCCGATCCCGCTGACGCGCTGGCTTTCCTCGACCTTGACAAGTTCGAGGTTGATGAGTCAGGCGACGTTGACGCAGACGAGATTACGGACGCTATCGAGGAACTTCTAACCCGAAAGCCACACCTAGCCGCAACGGCCCGGCCACGCTTTCAGGGCACTGGTGATGGTGGCGCAGCGCGCAAGGCGGCTGGACCCAAGCAGCTAACCCGGGATGACCTCAAGCGCATGTCGCCGGAGCAAATCCACAAGGCCAAGGCTGAGGGACGCCTAAACAACGTGCTCGGCATTAAGTAGCACCAACTACCCCTTTCTAGAAAGGCACTTTCGGCATGGCCGTTGACACTTTCATTCCCGAGGTTTGGTCGGCAGACCTCCTAGTTGCCCTACGCGAGAACCTGGTTTTCGGTCAGGGCGGCATTATCAACCGTGACTATGAGGGCGACATCGCGCAGTACGGCGATACCGTCCACATCGGGCACCTTGCGCGTCCGACGATCAGCACCTACACCAAGAACTCTACGGTCATCGCGCCGCAGACTCTGACCACGACCGACGACACGCTTGTGGTCGACCAGGCCAAGTACTTTGCGTTCGAGGTCGACGACGTTGACGCGCGTCAGGTTCGCGACGGTGGGCAGCTTCTGAACCGCGCTGCGAACGACTCGGCGTTTGGTCTGGCTGAGGTCACTGACACGTTCCTCGCTGGTCTGATGACCACGAACGCTGGCAACGTGCTGACCCCGGGTGCTGCGGCGACTGCTGACGCTGCGTACAAGATCGTGCTTGCGCTGAAGCTCAAGCTTGACAAGTCCAAGGTTCCTGCGGCTGGCCGATTCCTGGTCGTGTCGCCCGAGTTCTACTCGCTGATCCTTCAGGACACGCGGTTCATCTACGCGAACCAGTACGGTTCCACTCAGCCGATCCAGAACGGCGAGGTTGGTTCCATCCTCGGGTTCTCGGTCATGGTCTCGCTGAACCTGCCGCAGGGTACCGCTGGCACTCTTCCGGCCGTTTCCAACTTCGTGGTTGCTGGTCACTCCATCGCCACCACGTACGCGGAGCAGATCAACAAGGTTGAGGCGTACCGTCCGCAGGACAGCTTCGGCGACGCGATTAAGGGTCTCCACCTGTACGGCGGTAAGGTCGTCCGCCCGGAGGCCCTAGCGGTCATGGACGTTGACGTCACCACGGGTCTGCCTTCCTGACCTGACTGAGTGAGTGGGGGTCATCTACGAAAGTTCGTAGGTGGCCCCCGCCCCTTGCCCCACCCCTACCGACTTAGGAGTAACACCCATGGCCCTGGTTGCCGTTGAGGTAGAGAACAAGTCCAAGCAGGTTGTTCGGTTCACGCTGGAAGAGGACAGCGAGACGCTCGAATATCTCCGCAAGCTTCTGAAGCGTGACGAGCTTGAGCGGGTCGAGGTTCTCAAGCCTGCCGCTCGTAAGCCTGCCGCTTCCGCTAAGTAAGAAGGGTGACCCATGGCGCTCGTTCCGCTGGCAACTGTCGCTGACCTAGAAGCGCGTGGCGTCACTGTTGCTGGGTCAGAGACCGCCGTTGTTTCCACATATCTTGACGTTGCCTCAGCGCTGGTTCGCGAGGCTGCGGGTACCCCGATCACTCAGACGACTAGCACGGTGGTACTTGAGGGTGACCACGATCAGCGGTTGAGGCTTCCTGGCAATCCCGTGCAGTCGGTCACCTCGGTCACTGTCGACGGCGATGACGTCACGGACTACAAGCTAGCCAGTGGCGCTCTGTGGCGCCGTATGGGGTGGCGTGCGGTCAAGTGGTCGTCCTACGGGTGGCGTGCCGACATGGAGCCTTCAGCGGTCGAGGTGACCTACGTTCACGGTCTGCCCACGGTGCCCGCTGACATCATCGACATGGTGTGTCGCCTCGCGGGTCAGGCCCTGGTGCAGTTCCGCGCTGGTGACCCGCTCGCGCGCATGGTCGACATGGAGCGCATCGGTGACTATCAGGTGAAGTACTCCGGGGTCGAAACCGGGATCATGCTTCTGAGTCATGAGCAGCGTGCCCGCCTTGCTGCCCGCTTTGGTGCTGGTCCTGGTGTGGTGGTGAAGTCCCGATGAGTCGTATTGCGCGCATGTTGAATGCGTCCGCTGACGTGTACCGGGACGTGCGTACCTCGGATGGCATGGGCGGTTTCACTACCGTGTGGACGAACGTTGCCACGGTGCCCGCTCGCTTTGCTCAGTCGACCGCCATTGAGCGTGTCCTAGGTGGGCAGAGCGGCGAGAGCCAGACGCACACGGTCTACCTGATTCCCGGCACTGACGTACAGCGTGGTGACCGCCTGCACCGTGGGTCTGACGAGTTTCTCGTGTTGAGTGTCAGCGAGCCGAGCATGCCAGGCACGTACCTCGCTGCTAGCTGTCTCTTCCGTCAGGCTGGTCAGTAATGGCGGGGGATGGTCTGCGCGGTTTGCGTACGGCCCTTGCTCGTATTGCGCAACTTCCCCGCAGGGCTAACAGCCTGCGAGCGGAAGCGCTTGAGCAGTGGGCCGAGGATCTACAGAAGACGGCCAAGGATCTTGCGCCTGTGAACACGGGTGCGCTGCGGGATTCCATTGAGACCAAGGTGAACAGCAGTAGCGGTAAGGCTTGGGTGCAGATCCAGCCTGGCAAGGTGCGCGAGTACGCGTACTACGTCGAAAAGGGCACTAGCAAGATGAACGATCAGCCGTTCTTGGGGCCCGCCGCTCAGATCCATGCACGTACCGGTGAGCGCGCTTTGCAGCGTGCGGCACCCCGATTCTTTGGCAGGTGGTGACCCTTGGCTACTGGACTGCGTCCGCTACAGTCGGCGATTTTCGCCAAGCTCAATGGGGCCCCGTCGCTCGCTGGCAGGGTTTATGACAAGGTGCCCGAGCCTGCCCCTTACCCGTTCGTCACAATCGGGAACATTCTCGAATTGGCTGATGACACTCATGACGCGCAGGGTCTTAGCTCCTCCGTGACAATTCACGTTTGGTCGATGGCCCCGGGGTCCAGCGAGATCTACGACATGTTCTCTGCTGTTGACGCTGCCCTAGATCGCGTGCCGCTGACTGTTGCTGGGTTCTCACAGGTGTACATCAAACATGCCCAGCATCAGACAATCCCCGACCCTGACCCGCGCGTTAAGCACCTGAACGCGGAATACCGGGTCCACATGACTAAGGAGTAACTGAGTGTCTGGTATCGATGCGTTCGGCATTGCGCTGAAGCGTGGTGATGGTGTCACCCCGACTGAGGCTTTCACGGCCATCGGCAGGGTGTCGGATGTCAAGGGCCCCGAGATTAAGCGGGACACCTACGACGTTACCGCGCACGACTCGGCGAACGGGTGGCGCGAGTTCATTGGTGGCCTGAAGGATGCGGGGGAGGTCACCATCACGGTGAACTATGACCCGTCCGTTCACGACGTGCTCATACAGGACTTTGAAGACGTCAAGCCACGTAACTACAAGCTGGTCTTTCCCCAGGCTCTGGGGGAGTGGGACCTAGCGCTGATTCTCACTGAGTTCTCGCAGGAAGCGCCGGTAGACGACAAGCTGTCTGCTGAGCTGAAGTTCAAGGTGTCGGGCAAGCCGACCGTAACCGCAGGAGCGTAACCACATGTACCTATCCGCTGACGACATCCTGAACGCTGACGATCTTCAGCGTGAGCCTGTCGACGTCCCGGAGTGGGGCGGTACGGTTCTCGTTCAGGGCATGAACGGCACGGACCGGGACCGGTTTGAGGCCTCCCTCATGAATGACAACATGTCTGCCGTTGCCAAGGACAAGGCCCTTGACAAGTATCGCGCGCGCCTCGCTGCGTTCTGCCTGGTCGACGCGAACGGCAAGCGGCTGTTTCGCTCTGACGCTGAGGTCAAGCGACTCGGCGAAAAGAGTGCCCAGGCCCTTACTCGCGTGGTCGAGGTAGCCTCTCGTCTTTCCGGTCTGACGGATGACGACGTTGAGGAACTGACGGGAAACTAGTAGGCCGTCCAGAGCGGCAGTTTTACTTCCGTCTTGCTGGCCATCTGGGTATGCCCGTGGCCGAGTTGCTCGCTCGTATGTCGTCCAGAGAACTCACTGAGTGGATGGCGTACGAGCGGGTGACCGGTCCCCTCGACGCGAACCAGCGTACGGACATTAGCGCTTCCATCATCGCTGCGACTGTGGCGAACGCGAACGGCGCCAAGCTCAAGGCCAAGGATTTTGTACCCGTGTGGTATCAGCGCGTGAAGACGCCGCAAGAGATCTGGCAAGAGGTACTGAAGGCAAACGCTGCTTTGGGCGGCTCTGTTCGCACATACGAAAGTTCGTAGGTGACTACGGGCAGAAAGGGGGTCTGGTGGCCACGCTGGCATCACTAACCGTTCAGCTTGGCATCGACACTGACAGGGTGCAGGCAGGTGCGCGCCGTGCGAACGCTGCTATCCGATCCATTGGTGCCACTACCTCGGGCATGACGCGCGACACTGACGGGAACTGGCGGAGTGTTGATGGGCGTGTCTTGTCCTCGACGCACGCCATGATGACCAATGGTCAGCGAATGCGTGATGCGCTGGGCGGTATTGGCTCGGTTATGCGCGAGCTTGGTTCAGGCGCCGCATCGACCATGCGCAGGGGCATTGTTGGCGCCGGTAGGGCTGGACTGACTACGGCTGCCAACCTGGGCAAGGCATTCGCCGTAATGAGTGTGGGCGCCGTTGGTGCCGCTGGTGCGCTTGCTGCTGTACCGCTGGCCGTAGTTGGCCTAGGTGCCAAGATTGCTGCGGAGAACAAGGGCGTGCAGGCTGCCTTTACCAAGCTCAAGGACAACGTCACTAAGACGATGACCAAGCTGGTTCAGCCCATGGTCAAGCCCATGGAGCAGGCAGCGACGCAGATTCAGGGCATCTTCAACGACATTGCGCCTCAGCTTGGGCAGTTGTTCAAGGCTGCTGCCCCGATGATTAAGCCTCTAGTTCAGGGTATTGGTGGGCTGGTTAACGGCCTGGTCAGTGGCCTGGTCCCTGTGATGCAGCAGGCTCAGCCTTTGGTCGAGTCGCTGGGCGCACTGTTCACCACGGTTGGTGACGCTCTGGCTGGGTTCTTGAATGGCCTGGCTGGTGGTATAGGTGCGGCAGCTGGGGTGTTCGATGGACTAGGCACCGTGATTGGCACTCTCCTCCCTGTGCTGGGTCAGCTAATGGGCCAGATGCTGAAGGTTGCTGGTCCAATCCTCAGTCAGCTACTGACTGCCCTAGGGCCGATCATCGTTCAGCTAGGTCAGGCTCTAATGCCGATCATTGCAGCGCTGGGCCCTGTGCTCGCTGCCCTGGTTCAGGCGTTCCTAGCGTTGGTGCAGGCGGTCATGCCTCTGTTGCCTCCGATCAGTCAGCTTGTGGTGGCTTTGCTGCCCGCGCTTACGCCGATCCTTCAGGCCCTGGTTCCGCTGTTCAACGCGCTCGGTCTGATCGTTCAGGCCCTGGTGCCGATCCTCACCCCGATCATCACGCTAGTTGCGAAGCTTGCAACGATCCTGGCCAACTACCTTGCCAAGTACATCACTTCGGTTGTGGTGCCAGCGTTCAAGGCAATTGCCGCGCTGTTGCATGGTGACTTCAGTGGTGCGCTCGGGTATGCCAAGCAGGCTGTTTCGGGTATGGCTAAGTTCGTGCTCAGCATCTTCACGAAGCTGCCTGGTCAGGTTCTCAGCGCGCTTGCCCCGCTCGCTGGAAAGGTTTGGTCTGCCGCTAAGTCGGCGGGGTCCAAGCTGGTCTCTGCCACCAAGTCTGGTATCAGCGACGCTATCGGGTGGCTTAAGGGTCTGCCCGGTAAGGCCAAGGGGGCGCTCGGTTCGCTGGGTGGTGTCCTGCTAGGCGCCGGTAAGTCTCTGATCTCTGGATTCGTCAACGGCATTAAGAGCATGTTCGGTTCTGTCAAGTCGACGCTTGGGGGACTTACGTCCAAGCTGACTAGCTGGAAGGGTCCCGCCCCTCTGGATAAGAAGATCCTTACGCCTAACGGCCGGATGGTAATCCAGGGTTTCCAGCGCGGTATCACCAAGCAGACTCCCGCCCTGAAGAAGCAGCTACAGACGCTGACCAAGCGACAGATTCCGTCGATGGCTGCTGCGTTGGAGGCTAGGGGTGTTGCCAAGGCTACTGCCGCAAGCGCAGCGCAGACTCTCCGCCTAGACGTGACCGGGTCGGACGCTGAGATGAAGGCCCTGGTTCGAAAGATGTTCCGTGTTGACGGCCGTGGATTTGCTCCGATGGCCGCGCGATAGGAGGTACTGATGGGTTTCCCCGACGATCCGCTGAAGATTGTCACAGAGCTAGAAATAGATGGCATGTGGCAGGACATATCCGCTGACGTGTATGACCGAGACCCGGTCACGATCACGCGCGGTAAAGCGAACGAAGGGGCGGCTGTTGACCCTGGGTCGTGTCGACTGACCCTGAACAACGGCATTTCTAAGCTGACGGGGGTTGTGGGTCGGTACTCGCCTCGCAACCCTCGCAGCGACCTTTACGGCAAGTTCGGCCGCAACACTCCGCTACGGGTCAGCGTGCTTGAGGGTGGGGTGTTCCTCGACAATCTGTCGGGTGAGCCTGACCTGACGACGACTCCCGACGTTCCCGCGCTGGATATCACGGGTGATCTGGATATCCGGTGGGAGGGCGAGGCGGATTGGTACGCGTCCGGCGCTCAGATGCTCATCGGCAAGTGGGGCGCTGCGGGTAACCGCTCGTATCACATGCGCATTGAGAACCGCTCGCTGTACCTGCACACGACGCAGGACGGCACGGTTGGCCGAACTGCATGGATCGGCATTCCCGAGAACCTCCCCAAGCGCATTGCCCTACGGGCCACGTTCGACGCTGACAACGGTTCGGGTGGCGTGACCTTCACGTTCTACTGGGCCGATTCGCTTGACGGTCCGTGGCGCATGATCGGCGTTCCCGCTGTCAGCACTGACGGGACGCTGACGATCTTCAACAGCTCCGCCCCGCTGAGTGTGGCGCCTCAGCAACTTGACTCTGGTATCTCGGTCCTGCGGTACCCCTTCACGGGGCGCTGTTACCGCGCTGAGGTGCGTTCGGCCATCAATGGCACCGTTGTGGCCTCCCCGAACTTTGAGGCGCAGACAGAGGGAACTGTGGCCTTTACTGACTCCGCTGGTCGGGCGTGGTCGGTTGGAACGGTGACCGAGGATTTTGAAGATGCCACCTACAACGTAACCATCACCAACGGCGGGAACCTGCCTTGGGCCCGTAGCGGTGCGCACTACGACACAGGGGCCTGGTCCCTGCGCTCGGGGGCGATCACCAACAACCAGACTTCAGACGCTGTGGTCACGGTGCCCCCGATGGCAACCGAACTGAAGTTTTCGTACTGGACGTCATCTGAGGCCGCTGGTAGTGGGTTCGAGGGTGACAGGCTGCTTGTCCTGGTCGACGGGGTGCAGGTGCTACGTGCGCAGGGCACTACGCCATGGTCACAGACGACCGTGGACGTGACCGGTAAGAGCACCGTCACTTTCCGGTATGTCAAGGACAACAGCACTGCGTTCGGTGAGGATGCAGCCCACATTGACAACCTGGTCTTTTTCACGGGTGGGGCGGCGATTACTAACCGGCGCTCGCGCTTTGTGGGGGAGGTGTCTGAGTGGCCTACCCGCTGGGAGGCTGAGGGCACTGACGGTTATGTGCCGCTCGTCGCTTCCGGGATTCTGCGCCGACTGAGTCAGGGCAAGAAAGCTCTCAACTCGACGCTGAGGCGCCGTATTACCTCGTTCAAGCCTCTGAGCTATTGGCCGATGGAAGAGGGCGCGGACGCTACCAGCGCTGTCAACCTGGGTGTTGGTAACGGGCCGTTGAAGCTTGACCTTGCCACTTGGGCCTCAGCGAATACCCTTGCGTCGAGTGACCCGCTTCCGGTGTTGGCGAGTCAGAGCGGCGTACTGCCGATGATGTACGGCCCGATTCCGGCGCCTGCTACTGCCCCAACGTCATGGACCGTGCAATGGGTTTACCGCCATGACACGATCCACACCACCATATGGACCCACATGCGGATTATCTCCACAGGGACCGTTGGTGAGTGGCTGTTGCAGTGGGGACAGGGCACTGCCCGAGTCATCGCGCGTGACACGTTCGGCACTGAACTTCAGCGCTGGGACACGGCCATTGGCACTGACCTATGGGGGCGCTGGACCAAGGTTCAGTTTGAGGTTTCGCCCGACCCCACGGTTACCGGGCAACTTGACTGGCAGCTGATTTGGACTGACGTTGGTGGCGACTCGGGCGCCGCAAGTGGCAACTATGTGGGCACGGTTGGCCGTCCGGTCGCTGTGGCTTCCCCCGCTGGTGGCTTTGCGGCTGAGCTTGACGGAATGGCCATCGGCCACATATCCGCATGGGCTGCATGGGACGCGAACTCTAACGGCGCCTACCTGCGCGCCATTGACGCGTGGACCGGTGAGACCGCTGGTGACCGCATGCTGCGTCTGTCTGGTGAGGAGTCCCTACCGCTGATCATTGCGGACGGTACTACCGACCATGCGCAGGTTGGCCCGCAGGTGTCTGACACGGTGCTGAACATCGTGCAGGATGCCGCCAACGCTGACGGTGGAAACCTGTACGAGAACCGTGAGGACATCGGGCTTGTCTACCGGGGTCGTAGGAGCTTCTATAACCAGCCGGTTGGGCTCGCGCTGGACTTCAACGCACGTGGCCTGATCACCCCGATTGAGCCTGTCGACGACGACCAGCTAATCCGCAACGATCGCACGATTGAGCGGCAGAACGGTGGGTCGGCGCAAGCGGTGCTGGCAACGGGCCGGTTGTCCGTACAGAACCCCCCGCTAGGTGTGGGCACGTACGACGACAGTACGACCCTGAACCTGTTCACCGATGACCAGGTTGTGAACACAGCATTCTGGTACCTGCGTATGGGCACTGTGGATGAGGCCCGTTACCCGTCCGTCGCTGTTGACCTGACGCGTAACGCTGCACTCATCTCTGACGCTGCTGACCTAGAAGTTGGTGACCGACTGACGATCGCCAATCCGCCCGAGTGGCTTCCGCCCGGTTTGATTGATCAGCGCGTCGAGGGCTACCAGGAAACCCTTTCGCTGGCCCAATGGATCATTGACTACAACTGCGCGCCCCACAGCGTGTGGAATGTGGCCGAGACTGACGGCCGTGAAGCGGGCATAGCTAACGGCGCCTCGCTGGGTAAGGTCGATTCAATATCCACGGTGCTAGGTGAGGCGCTCGACCCCACTGAAACGGCCGTAGATGTGCTCGTGACCCCTGGTAAGCCATGGGTTGAGGCTGCACCTATCGCAACCCCTAACCCGTATCTGGACACGGATGCGCTCGGGTGGAATGCGTCTGGTGGAACGATGGCCCGTGTGTCTGCGCCTGACTCGCCGCTTTATAGCGGGTGGGCGCTCCAGTTCACCCCGAACGGTGTGGCCTCTAGCCCGAACGCGTTCACGACCAAGGTTCCCGCCATCACGGGTAACCAGTACGTCATTTCGGGGTGGATGCGCTGCGCTACTTCCCGCACGATTGGGCTAAACCTCAACTGGTACACAGGGAACGCGTACACCAGCACTAGCAGTAACACGCTGTCTGTGGTGGCGAACACGTGGAAGTACTTTGAAGCCACGTTCACGGCGCCTGCGGGCATCGACGGCATGAGCATTGCGGCATCCATCGGTGGTACCCCACCAGCGACGGACGTAATCCTTGTGCAGGGTGCGAACATTCGGCCCGTCCTGGGTGGTGCGCCTAAGCCTCGCTCGTTCCCGTTCAGCGTGAGTGCCGGTGGGGAGGACATGCGGGTTACCGCAGTGAAGAGCTTCACTGACTCGTTCACCGGTCGAACGGTGGCTAACGGTTGGGGAGTTGCTGACTACGGCGACACGTGGACCACGAACGGTGGCACTGCTGCTAACTACAGCGTGGCCAGCGGGGCAGGGGTTCACGCGCATACGTCCATCAACGTCTCTCGGTACACGCTGCTACCGGCGCCATCCGCTGACGTTGACCTGACGGTGACTGTGTCGAGTAGTGCGCTCGCTACGGGTGGTCCGGAGTACCTCGGGCCGGTTGCTCGCTGGACTGACGCGAACAACATGTACTTTGCGCGGCTCGCGTTCAACACGGACCAGACCCTAACTCTGGTGCTGCAAAAGCGTGTTGGCGGTACTCAGACTGACCTCACGTCGGTCACGGTGCCTGGTACGCATGCCGTAGGTGCCAAGTTCAAGGTTCGGTTTAGCGTGGCTGGCTCGACCCTCAGCGCTAAGGCTTGGCTGGCTACGGCTCGCGAGCCTGAAGCGTGGCAGGCTACGGCGACGGATACGGCGATCACTGCCGTTGGGTCTGTCGGCGTGCGCTCGATTCTGTCCAGCCTCAGCACGAACACGCTTCCCGTCAACGTGTCGTTTGATGACTTCACGGTTGCCAACTATCAGCGCTTCACGGTTGTGCGTAGCACCAATGCCGTAAGCAAGTCGCATAGCGCAGGCGAGAACATCGGGCTTACCCGCCCTGGTGTCGTGGCGCTCTGAGAGGAACACATGACTGACACTTTCCCGGTTTGGAATCCGGGGCAGGACATTACGGCTGACGCGCTCAACATGATGTTGCCGCAGACGTATTGGAAGGCGGTAAGTGAAGACAGGGTGTCAACCACCACCCTCGCTGACGACGCTGACCTAGTGGCGCCGCTACTAGCAAACGCCGTTTACCACGTGACCATGTACCTGCACTACGCCGCAACGAACGCATGTCGCCTGAAGACTCAGTGGCGTGTACCGAGCGGCGTAACCGGCAACCGCTCATGTCTGGGTGCTGACCAGGGGCAGATTCTGTCTGTTACGTCCGGTGGTCAGGGTCGATTTGGTGTGCATCTCTACAGCACGCCATCGACCTACGGCACCCGAGACAGCAGCAGTAACCAGTGCTTTGCCATTGAAGACGCCATTGTTACCACGGGCTCTACGGCCGGAACGCTCGCTCTTCAGTGGGCGCAGGCGACGAGCGGCGTCGACATAACGCGCATGGGCGCTGGCTCGTACATGGAAGTCAAGCGACTCGCGTAACTCTGAAAGGTGAAACCTTGCCACTAACTTGGACCGACCCTAGTACCCCTGACTTCAATTACAGCGACACGGGGGCAGCGACGGTACATATCACTTGCTCCCGGACGTCCGCCGAGGGAACACGCGTTGGTGCGAACGTTGACGTCACCCTGAACGCGGTTGATGACGGGCTACCTATGCCGACTGACGCTGACTTTGAGGGTTGGCTAGGCCCCATCATCGATGGCCTAGTGGCTGACGGTTGGACCAATGTCTACGTCAAGCAGTCGGTTAGCGTCTCGCGTCACGCTGTCTGAGCAGGTACGAAAATTCGTAGGTGGGTCGGGGCATGCTTCACGCTGCCTCGGCCCGCTTTCATAGAGAGGCAAACACATTGGGTACCGCATGGATTCCGGGCGCTGAGCGTCTCGGCTCGGGCAGCATCGGCGGGGCGATGGACACCCCCGGTAAACCCCCGCGCGTGGTCTGGCATACGACCGAATCGGGCGCCGGTAACGCTGCGTTCGACGCTGTGGGGAGGTATCTGAGCACTGCATCCTACGAACCGCACATTCTTTACGACCCGACCACGGACAGGATCGGGCAGTACGGTCCGCTTAACCAGTCGGCGCGAGCGCTGAAGAACGATGGTGCTACGCGCACGAACCGCACGGGCCTGGTCTGCATTCAGATCGAGGTTCTTGCCCGCGCTGGTACGCCGTTCACTGGCTACTGGAAGCCTGGTCCGAACTTCCGCGCGCTCATGGCTGCTATCCGCAGTTGGGGTGTGCCGGACGTCTTCCCCATGGGTTCCCTTGCGACCAAGTACGGCGATCCTGCGGCGAGTCGTTCGCGTGACGTGTGGACCAACAAGGGTGGCCACTACGGGCATTGCAACGTGCCTGGTAACGATCATTGGGACCCCGGGGCGATCAGCAAGACGGCGCTGTTCGCGGCTGCTCCTGTTGCGCCTAAGCCTGCCCCTAAGCCAGCGAGCAAGCCAACCGTTGATCTGTCTGCGCTCGTGCGTGCTGCCAAGACCGATCCGGGCGCCTCGCAGGGCCATCAGACGTACGCCGCTGGGGTCAAGCTCGTCGAGGCTGCGCTACGGGCCGAGGGCTACCTAGCCAAGGCTTATGCCAGCGATGGGAGTTGGGGCACTAGCACGATCGCCGCTTACCGCAAGTGGCAACTGAAGCTCAAGTTCAGCGGTGCGGACGCTGACGGCATTCCCGGTTTCGTGTCGCTGACCAAGCTGGGTAACGCTCACGGTTTTCACGTCGTGGCGTAACGGGGGTTGTTGTGTCGGAGCAAGACCCACTAGGAGTGACCATCTCTGCGCGCGAGATTTATGACCAGATTGTTGGTCTGCGCGATGACGTCCGGTCGCTCGTTCAGTCCAATCAGGAAGTCAGCAAGACGCTAGACGACCATGAGGACCGGATACGCAGCGTTGAGCGCTGGAAGTACTCCGTTCCTGTTGCTGCGCTGGGTGCCGTTGCGAGTGCAGGCGTAACCATCTTCACTGCGCTGAAGTAGCGCTAAGTGATAAGCCGGTGTCGGGTGTGTCCTATTTTGTTCGGGTACACCCCGTGCCGGCTCGGACCAAGATCATTACTGTGAGTGAGGAAATATGGGAACCCATTCTGCGGACAACCCTTCCAAGGTACGCGAGGCGTATTACTGGGCCGTCGCCCATCGGCGCAAGATAGCTTCGGCCGTCATCGTGGCCCTGCCGCTCGTCTCGCGATTCGCCCCCGACTTCCCAACCGCTGAGGTCAAGTCGTTTCTAGAGCTGTATTTCGGCGCGTAACTGCGTTCGAGTCGCTAGACCCTTCCCAGGAACCAACCTGGGAGGGCTCTTGCACAACATCGGGCTAATCGGCAAGGCGCGTTCGGGCAAGGACACGGCAGCGCTGCACCTGGTACGCACCCGCGCTTACGTCCGGCTCGCGTTCGCCGATCCGCTGAAAGAGATGGCGCTGAGCATCAACCCCTACGTCCCCACGGGCTACGGGGTCACTGTGAGGCTCACGGCCCTTATCGCTGACGTGGGTTGGGAATACGCAAAGGACACGTACCCCGAGGTGCGCCGGTTGCTTCAGAGCATCGGCCAGACTCAGCGTGAGTTCGATGAGGACTACTGGACCAGCGCACTCGGCCGCAAGGTCCACAACGCGGAACGGTGGAACATCCCGGTTGTTGTCACTGACGTCCGGTACGAGAACGAGGCTCGCATGTTGCGCGCCCGTGGTTTCAAGCTGGTGCGGATCGTCCGGCCCGAGATCATGACCGGTAGCGCTGCCCAGCATTCCAGCGAAACGGCCCTAGATGGGTACGCCGCTGACGTCACGATCCATAACAACGGCACGGTTGCTCAGCTACACGCTGCCATCCTTGACAACCTGTAGCACTCGGCCCCTGGCTTGCGGACATAACCGCAGGTCAGGGGCTTTTCTGCGTTCTCCACCTACGAACTTTCGTATGTGGTTTGACAGTTGATTTCGGGACCCGCTAGAGTCCTCTCTGTAAGGTCAACTACAGCGGAGGGACGAGACAGTGAACGTGGTCAAGAACGGCGGTAAGGTCCACTACACGCCCGGTGACCAGGTCTCGTCTCCCGCCTGTAACCCATGGCAGGGCGATGCAGGATTCAAGGGCACTGACGCCCCGGTGTCCTGCAAAAAGTGCCTGATCTGGATTGAAAAGAACGAGGGAGAGACCGTGACTGAGAGCAACGACACGACCACTGAGACGGTGGAGCAGACCCCCGAACAGACCACCATGGAGCAGATCAGCGCCAACATCGAGCGTGCCCGTTCGCTCGCTGAGGCTGAGAACGCTGAGGGGCTCGCGGAACTGGACAAGGAGACCAAGGCCCTCATCTCGTCCCTGCCTCGCGGGGGCAAGACGCCCGAGGGTAAGACGTGGGCGGGGTACAAGGCCAAGGCTGGACAGGACTTCCGACAGGCTGCTGCCGCGCAGCCCAAGCCCGAGCCCAAGGCCAAGGCCAAGCCCAAGGCTGAGGTCAGCACGGTCGACCCCAAGGACTACAGCATCTACAACGGGGTCACGGAACTGATCGCCGATGGCGCCGTTCGGGTGGCCGAGGGTGTGAACCTTCACCTGAAGACCAGTGACCTTGCCAAGGACGTTGCCTCGATCATGCTGGACATGTGGCGCCGTATCCCCAACAAGGACAACAACCCTGACATCCTCGGCACCTCGCATGCAGCCAAGGAAGCGGCTCGCGCGCTGTACGCCAAGGCAGGGGAGGGGTTCGAGCAGGACTACGACACAGAGGAGGCTCTGAAGAAGCTTCAGCGTGCCGTGCAGCACCAGCGCTCTGACGTCCGGGCGCAGTACCTCCGGTCGCTGGACAGTGACACTGAAGAGCAGAAGCGCTACGCCAAGGCACTTGAGGCCAAGCCCGAGGATGTCAGCGTCTCGGAGTTCATCGCTGACACGTACGGTACGCAGCTCAAGGGGCACGGTGAGCTTCAGCGCGAGCTGTACCACGCGAAAAAGGCTCTGACGTCCGGGGGAGCGGGCACGCCCGAGGAGACCGAGGAGACCGAGGAGACCGAGGAGACCACTGAGGCTGAGTCGCCGGATGTCCGCGTGCGCTCGTTCGTCCAGAAGCTCAAGCGGGACGTAGTCAAGGCCAAGCCCGAGGACTTTGAGCACGCCAGCGACGAGACCAAAGAAGCCGTGCGCGCTGAGCTTGAGGAGCTTTACGCGGCAGTCAAGGCCATGATCACTGCCACCCTGTAAGACACACCAAGTGGGGGGCCCTGGGCAACATGCCTGGGGCCCCATTCCCGTTGGGAGAGACCATGAGTGACGAACATCAGAACTGCAAGGGATGCGCCGACGAGCACGCGCCGGAACCTGGGCCTGTCTCATTCGTAGTGCAGCCGCAGACTGAGAGCCCTGCGGATGTCTCGTTCTGCTGCGCGCGGCATCTGCCCATCGTGGTTGAGGCGTACTCGCGTCAAGGCTGGCTATCGCTGGTCCGTGCGCTGCGCTCTCAGAACCGCTGAGCGGCCCTCTCGCAGCCTTCCAGCCCCATCGGACCCCCGTGGACCGGTGGGGCTTTCGCATGCCCTCAGACAGGCGCGTAGCGCTTCTACACGCCTACGGCGCTACAGCGGATGAGTACAAGCCTCTGACCTG